TCTTTAAAATACTTAAGCGTGTCTGTGGCTGGGTTGAAGTTGGGCCACACTTCATAAGATAGTCTGTCATCAGGTGAATCACCAACCCTGAACTCATTAATGTCTGTTTCACCAATCTTAAGGCCATCAATTTTAAGAGGCGCATAACCAACGCAAAACAGGGCGTGTAAATACTGGTCATCACCGGCAATCTCTGTATAAGGCTTTGCAGCATACGGGGGTGTAAACCTGTGCTTGCCCAGGATCACCGGCACTGGGTTCCATGGGCTTAACTGATTCTGTGCCCCTTCAATGCCATAGCTCTGTGTGGCCGCCGTGTTATCGTTTGATCTTACTGAAGGCTTTGGTGGTGGACAAAGGGCGTTAATAAGCTGGGTGCCGCCATATAGAACACCAGCCTGCACAGCCGTTGCAAGCCCTTCAACAAGCAGGCCCGATGTACCAAGGCCGGTGCCAATCATGGTGCCAGCCATGGCCCCAACATAAGGCATGGCTGCAACCAGGGCTATGGTCATGACAACCCTTAAGACGTTCTTACCACCACCGCCACCGCCATGGGGTATGGCCCTGAGCGTGATTATGTCATTGGGTTGGGGTATGTATGTTTCCCACTGATCCTTGGGTATGATCCTGTCATTAACACTTATCCTGGCATCAATGGCGCACGGAAACCTTAGCCCTGAGCGGTCAAGCACATCTGCAAGGCAGCCGCCAGCCTCAGTTACAAGGTCAACACGCTCTGTGAGAAGTGGGTGTGGTGCCGCTACAATTTTAATGTCGTTGCTTTCTTTCATCTTAGCCTCTCATGCCTGAAGATCCCAACCACTCTATTGCGCCATAAAATGCCCGTGTAATGCTCTATAACGGTGTTGGTGCCCTTAAGGGTATGAATCATCATCCCAGGCTCAACAACCATGCCCACGTGCGTAGGGTAGCCAGAAAGGCGCATGATAATAACGTCACCCTCTTTCTCTTCACCGGCCTTTACCTCACTCCATTTGCCCTTCTCGCCATTGATAAGCTGGGCAATCTCTTCTGCCTCTGTGGAAGAGGGGTAACAGCCGTTGTATGAAGGAAGCTCAATGCCGTACTCTTTTTCATAAATCAGCCGCACAAGGCCCCAGCAATCAACGCCACAAGGCGCTCTGCCCTTGTCTTCAAATTGCAGGCCTATGTACTTGTTAACGTCCATTAGAACATCCCTGGAAACCCTGAAGGTATGAAGCTATCCCCAGGCCAAGGCTCTGCGGCATAGCTTTCAACCGTTATGTTTCCCTCAATCACCATTGCGTCATAGGTGATATTGGCAAGTTTAAAGTCAGAGAAATCTGCCTCAATAACCGTGGGCGTGCTGGCCAATACAACCATTGTTCTTACGGTTGGGGGGCTGGTTAACGTCCTGATACCCTCAGTTAAGGCCCTATCAACATTGTCTATGGTAATCTTACAAGTTGGTGCGCTGTCTTCTGTGTCATCAGGCAGACTAATATCAAAGTTATAGGCAAGATATGTGTTGCCTTCAGGGCCGGTAATGTCCACCGAGTTATTACAAACCCGTATTGGTGGTGAAAAGCTGGGGTCACTGATCTCAACCAGCACCAAAAACACCTGATCTGTTTCGGGTGCGTTTATGGCCTGCCTGAAGAGTAAGGAAGTATTACGGCTCATGGCATCTGCTCCAAATTAAACGTAACCATCCAATCTGCACCGTTCACCGGCTCAATTGTAGGCTCACCAACAAACCTGAACTCATAGGCCACTTCTGTAATAGGGTTGTTCCAATTGAACCTTAAAGAGCCATCGGCACAGTCCACATGATAGAAGTATTCAAAGGTTGAAAGCTGCGCCCTGGTCAGTATCAGCTTACAGGTTATGGGCCGCACGTTGGCCGTGAAGCGCCTGCGTACCTTTGCAGGCCCCTTGTCCATGTTGGTTCTTATTAAAACGCTGGGCAGCCTTTCGCTGTACCCATCCTGCAATGGCTTGTCAGGCAAGCCTGCTGGCCATATATGGGCCTGATTAATCGCCCAGGCCGTTACCAAATCAAGGGTTGCCATGTCTGTTATCTCCCTACCGTTGGCACTCTAAGGTTGAATATCTGCTTGAGTGCATTGTGGGTTTCACCACGCATGACTTTCTTAGCCATGATTTTGTCAATCATTACGTCTATTTGCACATTGCCGTTGGCATCACGTGTCTCTTTGGTGGTGGCCTCAGTGCCGTCACTGTTATTGATTATGTTTACGGTCACGTTGCCGCCGCCACTCTTGCCGCCGCCAGAGGCCTCAACGCCCAGGTTGCCATTGGCCAGCCTCTTTAAAGGCATGATTGCTTCAGGCCCAGCCTCACCAGCCAGCCCAACGCCGCCCGTGGCAAACTTCCTAACCCTCAACTGTTCCACAAGCTCTGTGGCCATTGCTGGCTTCTGTTGTGGCGTGTAAATGCGGTCAAACACACCGCCCGTGGCAAACTTCATGGTGGCCTCAACGCCAAGCCTGCCGCTGGGCATTCTCTTTAAAGGCATGATTGCTTCAGGCCCAGCCTCACCAGCCAACCCCATGCCCTTGGCCAATGGGAAGAAGATAGGCCGGTTAATAACGCCGCCAGAAGCAAAAGGCACCACATGGCCTCTGTTAAGCACTGTGCCACGGGCAAACGGTATTACCGATCCTCTTTCAAGAATGCTTCCACGTGCAAACGCCATTGCCGTGCCTCTATCAAGTAGGCCGCCACGGGCAAAGGGTATTACCTCACCGCCGCTGAATATGTTGCCCTTGGCGCTTGCAAAGAACTCGTTGCCAACCGATTCAGCGCTTGAAACTGAATTGCCTGCGCCCCAGCCTGCAAACAGGTCTTTGCCCCAATTGGCCAGGGGCTTTGCCATCTGCTCCCTGATAATCATTTCTGTTATCATCTGGCCAAATGACTGAAGGATCTCGGCAAAGCTCTTCTTGGCACCCCACACCATTTCATTGAGCGTGCCGGTGAAGGTGTCACCCATGGTGTCTATTAGCTGGCCAACTGCGGAAGCGTCTTGCACGGCCTTCTCAGTGTCGTATGAAAGCGCTTCAAGCTTGTGTTTGTAATCAGCCTCAGTTATAAAGCCGCCGCTGAATGAGGCCTCAAGCTGTTCTTTGAGCACCGTGGCGTGCTTGATGATCTGCTGCACCTTATAGTCAGCGTCACTAAGCCCACGGTTATCAAACTTAAATTCCATCTGCTCAATCTCTGCCAATGATGCCCGTATCTGCATCTTGGTATGATTATCAATGGCATCAAGCTTGCTCTGAAGCTCAGGGCTGCCCTTGTCGGCTTTAAAAATCTCTCTCACCGCCGCCTTGGCTTGGTTGGCCTGGGTCTGAATGTCTATAAGCTGGGTTTTAAACTCAACAAGCGCCCTGTCTTCAAACATGCTGCCTGCGCTCATCTGAGCTTCCCACTTGGAAACATCAGGCATTGATTCAATCATTTGTTTCTGTGCAGACTTGTTGATAAGATCAAACTTTGGTTTTAAATCGGGCCGGTTGGTCAGCCTTTCAGGTATGTTGCCGTCAGCCAGTTCTGCCGCCTTGGCCCCCTGAGATATGGCAAGGTTTCTTGCTGCCTTGTTAGCCTCATCAACAATGCTTCTGATCCTATCCATGTAAGGGTTGTTGCCCAGGCCGTTGGCCCAATCATCCCAAAGGGTTTTGTACTTCTCCAACTGCTCCTGTGCGGATTTATAGGCAGAATCACGCCTTGCTACGTCTGCCAGTTCTGCCTGCTTCCACTGTGCAACAACCTCTTTGCTGTACCCCTGCTTCTCATATAGCTTGGCCATCTGCTCAATGTGGTTTTTCTCTTTTAAAAACTGGCTGTTAAGAGCGGTGCCGTTAATGGCCTCAATCTCAGCATTAAGTGACTCTTCAGCGCCCTTTAAGAAGGCTGCCCTTCTCTCTGCCGCTGCTGTCTCTATTTGCTCCTGGGCCTTGGCCCTGGCCTCTGCCGCTGCCTTGCCACGCTCCCTAGCGTCTTCAACTTCCCACTGTTTGGTTGCACTGGCAGCGCCCTTACGGTCATTGGTGCCGGTGTTATTTGACAGGTACATGCCGCCACGTGAAAGGGCCTGAAGGTCATTACTGATCTCTTCTTTAATTTCCTTGGCTATCCACTCGGTCTTTACTGGCCCTGGATTGCCAAACTTAGCTGGGTTTCTATAAAGATCCTGTAACCTTGTTTGATTCTTTACAAGATCCTTCTGCACATCGTCATAGGTGCTTGTGCTGCCTTCCATGCCTGCCGTAGCCTGCCAACCACCAGGAAGTTTATTTTGCACAGCATGGCTAACGGCCTGCCCCCACTCCTTAGCAAGCCCTATGGCCTCAACCATGGCCAGCAAGAATATCTTGAACTTAGTGCCGCCAACTATGGCACCGATAATACCCATGTCTTTTACTACATCGGGTAGCTCTTCCCAGCCGGTCTTTACCGCACCAAGCATACCACCGCTGGCCGTGTTGAACTCATTGACTATGGTTACTGCGTCACCAACGCCCTTGCCCAAATCTTTAAAAAACTTGGCAACTTCACCAACAAATGTTCTAATTTCTTCATGGTGTTTTTTAATGGCGCTGGTGGTGTCATCAACAAAGGTCTTTAGGTCGCCGCTGTAAGATTCAAATATGTCAATGCCCTCACCCTTGATAACTGAGTAAAGCCTTTCAATTGAATCCTGGGAAGTGCTTTCAAGGGCCTGAAAGTAAGCCTCTGCCGTGCCCTTGCCTGCGGCCTCTGCCTGCTGGATTGACTCAATCAAGTCTTTCTGATTGGCCAGCCTGAAGATGGTTGCGGCTCCACGGCCTGGGAACTTCTTTTCAATCTCTTCAGCCGAAACGCCCAGCTTTTTAATAGCGTCAATGACTTCAATGAGAGACTTGCCCTTGCGGTCAACGCCCAGGTCTTCAAGGAGCTTTGGAAGGTTTTGCAGGGCCATCTGCAACTGCATTGCGGATCTGCCGCCATCTGCACCCTGCTTACTTAAAACTGCAATGTAAGATGCCAACTGCTCTATGGTTATGCCAAAGTTTTTGGCGTAAGGCGCTACAAGGGCAATTTGCCGCCCCATGTCACCAATGCTGGCACCTGACTTGTTGGCTGCTACTGTGAGAATATCATTGATTCTTTCTTGGTCTTCAAGGGTGAGGCTGAAGGCTGACATTATGTGCTCAGTGGTGTCAACCGCCTCATTGAGTTCCATGGCTCCAATCTTGGCAAGCTTCAAGATCCCTGGAAGCTCACGTATTGACTCATTGGCCGTGCGCCCGAACTTTGAAAGCTCCTGCACAACCTGGGCAGCGCCGGTGGCCCCATACTCGGATTCATCACCAATGGCTCTGATCCTGGCCCTTAGCTGGTTCATTTCCTGAGCCGTGGCCCCTGAAGTCATCTTGATACGGATCATGGCCGCTTCATAGGTGCTGCCAACCGAATACATACCAGTAACCAAACCGGCAAAGGTCATGCCGCCAATGAGCGAGTTAAGACTGAACAGACTGTCTTTAAGCGTTCTGAAGCTGCGCCCAAGAATGTCTGTGGCTTTCTCTGCGCCCTGTGCGGATCTTGCCAGCCGGTCTAAGCGGTCTGCGGCTGTGGGCACTTGGCTTGATTCAATCCTTATACCAAGACTTGCAAGGTCTTCAGCCATCGGCGTTTACCTCTTTGATGTATGCTTTATCCATCAGCCGTAATGCCTCAAGTTCCCATGGGAACAGTTTAATTTCACACAGCTTTTGCCAGTAATAAATCTCTTGATAAGACAACGGGCTATTGGCCAGTGCCCTATCTCTGGTGTGGTCAAGCTCCCAAAACCATTGCCACAAATACATGAAGGCTTCAGGCGGCCTTGACTCTTCAAGCTCCTTTGGCTTTTTACCACTGGCCTTGTAAGCCTGTGTTAAATGAGCCTTCAGGGTAGAACCATCTGACCTGGGCTTGTTAAGCTTCACGTGAAGCCTAACAGCTTCAGCCAGCATTTGGCCTACCCGTTGATAAAATTTGCCCTTGTGCCAATGAACCTATCAACCTGTTCCCTGAGCCATGGGAACCGGCTGTAAACCTTCTTGGCATTCTCTATGGTGAAAGGCAGATCCACGCCATCAACCGGCATGGTATCCCAGCCCAGTGTGCACGTTGCCAAAAGCTCAAGGTTCTGCTCTTCAATCTCTTCTGCTGAAAGGGTAAGACTCAGGGTTTCCAGAAGGCGCTTGTTCTGCTTCTCACGCCTGAAGTTTTTAAAGCGGTCTGAATCAGATCCCACAAGGGTAATCTTTATGCCTAGTTTGGCAAATGTGGTTGGGTGCAGAACTTCAAGAACGGCACCCTTGTTAGATGCTGCTACAACGTCCAGACTGCCAAGGTCTATGGTCTTCTTTGCTTCATCACTCACGGTTTTCCTCCAATTAATTCATAGTTTTATAAAAACCGCAGGGCCAGGGCCACTAGCCCTGCGGCTGTGTATCTAAACCACCGATATTAGGCTGTGGTCGTGGTGGTTGTGGTCGGTGCTGCTGTGGTCGTGGTCGTGGTGGTCGTGGTCACGGCTGGCACACGGGTAATCTGTATGTTTGTCCCTGTTACGCTGTCATAGATGCCGCTGAAGGGCAGAGACAGGGTAAGCGGCCCCTCATTGTCTGTGGGGATATTGCCGCCAGTGTAAACAACCTTGGGAATCAAGATTGTGTATGAGTTTGTGCCATCGGTCAGCACCAGTGAAATGCTGGAATCCGTGTTGTTCAAGAACTTGGTGAGCAAGGTGGCATCTTCAAAGAAGGTGGCCATGGTGCCGGTCAGGTTGGATCTCTTTGAAGACACGCCTTTTGCGCCCATGGAGCACAGGGCAAACAGCGCTTCATCACCGTTATCAAGATTGAAACTGAGGCCGGTGACGATACCAAGAGCATCACCGCCTTCTGTCAGTGAGCCTGAGAAGGTATCAAAGGCTTTGTTGGTGCTGGCTGCTGCCGGATCTGAATCAAACGGGTCTGAGTAGATGTTACCGCTGAAGCCGGTTACATCAAAGGAGCCGGTGACAATGGCATTGGGCTTAACGTCCAAGGCAAACTTGGAAATGTGGCAGCCCAGGAACCTGATATACTGTTCAATGTCTAAGAAGCCACGTTCAAACAGGAAGGTAACGGGTGTGTCTGCACCGCCCTTTACCACGTTGTTTGTCCATGCGCCCCTCAGTGCGGCTGCAATGAAGTCGTCAAATGCACTGTAACAAAATTCAAAGTTAACAGCGCCCGAAACCCTCTGATTGCCTGCCCTTACGTCTGAAATCATACGGTCAGAGCGCAACTTGGCACTCTGAATCTGATCTCTTCCGATCTCAAGGGTTGTGCCGGTGATGGGAAGCTCAGTTGTGTTGGGTGAAGACGGTGCCACACCCGTTGTAGTTTCTACCTGATAAAACAGGCCGTGTTTTGATCCACTAGCGTACATGTGTTATCTCCCTTCTTAAGTAAGATATTACTTACTCATTCTTTGATAAAAAACAGTAATAATCTATGCTTACGGGCAAACAGTAGTTGTCCTCATCATAGAAACCTGGGCCGATATAGGAGCGCTCAACGGTGATTGTGTGTGTACTCTGCGTAAGCACTGTGCCCCTTTGAAATGCTGCCATAATGCTGTCTGCTATTTCCGCACCGTTACCCCATCCAATCCCCTTCTTGGTTTTTATTGTTACTTGAAAAATGCCCTTGTGCATGTTGCGTGCATTCTCACCTAAAGCCGCCTGCGCCGTGGGAACAGGCAATAAGTGAGTAACAGCATATACACTCAGGCCAGAATCAATAGCTTGATTCTCAACCTTTATTGTCAGGGTTGGTAGTGCAGTCTTCAGGGCCTTGTTAAAGGCTGATTGTATTATCGTGGTGCTCATTCACTCTTAACCTCTTCAATAGCCTTCTCTAAAAACTCCCTGTACCGCTTCACAGTGCGCCTCACCATGCCGTATGGGGCCTTCTTTGAATGGCCGTATTCAATTGGCACGGCGTAAACTAAGTTGTTAATTATGTATATGTCCTGGCCGTCTTTAACGCCCTCAAGCGCCGCCCCAAGATCATTAATGGTCTTTTGGCCGGTGCTATCAACCTGAAGGGTTGTTTTGGTGTCAGGGCTGCCAAGTGCTATGTGCCAGTTGGCCCTAAGCCTTCCTGTCAGTACCGGCGTGCTCTCAATAATCTCTGTGCCCATATCAAGGG